GCTATATGTCTACTGCTAAAACAGTGCGAAGTAAAGAAAAAGACGCTGCCGCTAAAGCCAAAGAAAAGCCAGCTGCTAAAAAGGCTGAAACTAAAAAGAAGCCAAAAAAGAAGTAAGGTTAAGGCCCCGCAAGGGGCCTTTTTCTTTATACTTATGATGACCTCATGCGAGGTCAAAGCTATACCTTGCGAAGTATGTTGCCCTACTCTTAGGAGACTTGCCATGTCTAATGTAGACAAACCAGATGAAGTCGCATTTGCGCGAGCAATCGCCGAAAATCTTCCTTCGCATGACGACAAGACTAAACAACTGGCTGGCTTGGGTTTATCATACTTACTAGGTAGAGCAGTTAAATATGTCTCAAAATAACAACGTAGACATCCTTGCTTCTGACGCAGCTTACGCGTTAATCCCCGTTCTTGAACAGAATCTTCGCCTTGCCGCAGATGCTGGCGGGTGGCCTGATGACATTATTAAAGAGCTCTCAGTAAAGTTTGATGAGGGCGCCCTTTCTGTTGCTTGGCCAGAGAACCTAGAACAGACTATTCAAGATTTAGAATATGGTTCTAAAGGCAACAGCCAGCCAGTACTTCGTGGTTTTATTTACCGAGCTGACTCTCATATTAAATCGGTACTAGCTAATCAAACAGTTGATTTGCTTATGCAGTACGAGGAGGTATTTTAATGGGAAATCCATTTATTATTGCTGAAGACCTCGCTTTAAAAACCCACCTGTCTGGGCTTACCGTATCTGATGAAAAAAGCGCCTCACGTCAAGTAAAGCTTTGGTTTGGGTACCCTGATGTAGAGGTACGCGCCCAGGAATTCCCATTTGTAACTATTGATTTGATTGATATTATGCCTTCAAATGAGCGCCAAACCTCTGGCTTTACCTACGATAGTGACTACAACGGAACAGTAGCGGTCAACTCAGATGGTGCTTACGGCTACGAGATTCCTATTGCTTATGACCTTATATATCAAATTACATCTTACGCTCGTCATCCAAGGCACGATAGAGCAATTATGTTTCAACTACTAAATAAGTTTCCATCAAAGTTCGGAAAGCTGCCAGTACCTAATCAACTTGGTACAGAAATTGGTTATCGCTCGATGTTCCTTGATGGATTTGTAAAACGAGATGCTGTGGAGGGGGAGACTGGAAACCGTCGCCTGCTCCGTAACGTTCTATCAGTACGTGTAATAAGTGAGATGTCTCCTGAATTGGCGCTCTCTCGAACACCGTACGTAGAAGAAGTATCTTTGGCTACTACCCCGACTCCCCCTTCTGGATACACACTGGTATAACACATGTCACTTACGAAACAACTTAAGGAGATAATCTAATGGCATTTTCACGCCCTGGGGTGTACGTCCAAGAGACGCTAACCCCTATTCAACCTATAGATGGGCCAAACTCGGATTCAGTAGCAGCTTTTGTTGGTGCTAACGACCGCGGCCCTGTTACACCAACACTAGTTACATCCTGGACTCAGTATGTAAATCTTTTTGGCTCTTGGAACTCAACGTTCTCAAATGATCTTCCAATTGCAGTTTATTTGTTTTTTACAAACGGCGGACGTCAAGCGTACATTCTACGCGTAGTTACTACCGATAACGCTACTGCAGGAAACAACGCAGCTGTTGCTACTAGAACGCTTCTAGATAGAGCTGGAACACCTGTAAACACCCTTGTACTAAGTGCAAAAAACCCTGGTACCTGGGGTAACTACATTAGCTATACTATTACAAACGCTCCAACTACAGGGTATTTTAATTTATCTGTCTATTACAACGTGCCAGCAGCCCCAACAGATGCGTATATTGTTGAAAAATTTACAGATTTAAGCATGGTTACTACTGACACAAGATACGCTGTAAACGTAATCAATACCTCTTCAACATATATTACAGCAGCGCAGCCTGCAACACCTTCAGCAACCGTTGCTCCTAATAACAACCCAGCTGTTGCATCAACCCCAGTTGCATTAGTAGGTGCTACAGACGGCCTTACCCCAACAACAACAATCCTTACAACTGCTCTTTCTTTGCTTGACCCAATTAATTCGTCTTTGATACTAAACCTTCCAAACAAAACTGACGCTACTACTATCAACGCTGCGCTCTCATACGCAGCCGCTCGTGGAGATGTGTTTGTTGTGATTGACCCAGTTCCTGGGGCTGTAGTTGGCCCAGTTGCAACTGCTGGAACCCAGCTGTACGTAACAGCAACCTATGGAACAAGCACAACTGGATCTTACGGCGCTGTTTACTATCCACAACTTGTAATTAGCGACCCAACAGTTGGTATTGGCGCCGCTACAGGTGTTACCCGTAATGCCGCTCCTGGTGGAGCAATTGCTGGTTTGTACGCATCTACTGATGCCGCACGCGGAGTGTTTAAAGCACCTGCAGGCCTTCAAAGCAGAATTGCTGGAGCAGTATCAGTTACTTCTCTATCAAATACTGACTTAGATTCACTAAACAGTGCGGCCGTTCCAGTAAACGCTATTAAATTCGTTCCTGGCTCAGGAATTGTAGTTATGGGAGCTCGTACGCTTAAGTCAGGTTACATAGATCGTTATGTTCCTGTTCGTCGTACCCTTATCTACTTAAATAAGTCCCTTAAAGAGTTAAGCGAGTTTGCAGTGTTTGAGCCAAACGACCCATCTTTATGGCGTCGAATTAACTCTACGCTATCCTCTTTCTTGACCAATTTTTGGGCTCAAGGTGGCCTTAACGGAGCAACCCCAGCACAGGCTTTCTATGTAAAAGTAGATAGCACTAATAATTCACAGGCATCAATTGATAACGGAGATCTTACAATTGAAGTCGGTGTTTCTCTTCAGCGCCCAGCTGAATTCGTAATCATCAAAATAGGTCAGTTCAACGGTAGAACTACCGTTACTACTGCGTAAAGGAGATAAATAAAAATGGCAGGCGATAGCGCAATTAACAGATTTTCTACTTTAGCGACTGACCCGTTACGCTCGTTTCGGTTTCGCGCAGAGTTTTCAGCGGTTGATAACACATTTAGCTCTAAGCTAGTTACAACCTCAGGACAACTACCAAGCATTAGCACTATGTCTACAGGCTTTATTGGTGGATTTACGTCCATCAGCGGCCTTAACATCACAACACAGGCTATCCAGTACCGTGAAGGCGGCTACAACACCACTGTTCACCAAGTACCTGGTATGACTACGTTCTCACCAATCACGCTACAGCGTGGTGTTCTTTACGGAAATGACCAAGGAATCACATGGATGCGTGGCCTATTTGCTGCAGTATCAGGTGATGGCATCCAAGCTGGCGCAACCAATGCAAAGGGTTTCCGCGTAAATATGAAAATTTACGTAATGGACCACCCAAACGCACAAGCTAACAACACGCCACGTATGGGATTTGATATCCGTAACGCATGGATCACTCAGCTAAGCTATACCGACTTAAACGCTAATGACGGCGCTCTTCTATTTGAATCAATGAACTTGGTTCACGAAGGCTTATCTGTGTTCTTTACAGATGCGTCATTTACCCCAACAGATACCCGTACACTCTCTTAATCAAACAAAAGGAGCACAATAAGTGTCAAACGTCATCACTGATGCGGAACTCGTATCACAATTCGCAAAAAAAGCTATGGAAGAGCCCGAGGCGGTTATTACGTCTCGGGCACCTTCCGAAACTTCTGTAGACCTTCCTGGCGGGTACATTAAAAACGGTACCGTCATTAAAACCGCAGAAGTAAGAGAACTAAACGGAGCTGATGAAGAGGCCATCGCAAAGGCAGGGTCTCGTGCTAAAGCTCTACACGTTCTCCTTCAAAGGGGGCTTGTAAAGCTAGGAGCAGATGAAGTTACTAAAGAAGATTTAGATAATCTTTTATCTGGTGACCGAGACGCTATCTTGCTTGGTATTCGCAAGGTTACTTTTGGAGAAGAAATGCCTTTAAATGTTCGTTGCTTTACCTGCAACGAAGATCAAGAAGTTGTATTAAATCTAACTGAAGATGTACCAGTCATAAAACTAGAAGACCCTATTGAAGGCCGCGCTTGGTTTGTAGATACTAAACACGGTCAAGTGGGCGTAGCCTTACCTACTGGAACAGTCCAAAAAAAGTTAATGGATAACGCAGATAAAACAGCTGCTGAGATTAATACTCTTCTTTTATCTGGCTGCGTTCTTTCTGTTAACGGCGTGCCGTCTATGGGAGCGCACACTGTGCTTTCTCTTGGAATGGTTGACCGAAGCAAAATTGTTGATGAAATTATTGAAAAGAACCCAGGCCCACGCCTTGGGGAGGTGAGCAAAGCCTGCAAGGCATGCGGTGAAGATATAAGTCTTCCGTTGAGCTTGCTTGATTTGTTTCGACTCTAGATTAAGTACATATGATGATCTGTTAAACCAATACGAGGTATTAACAAGATCATTTACAGGTTGGACGTTGACAGAGATTAAAGAGCTCTCCTATAGAGAGCGTTTAAACTGGTTAGACAGAGCGATGCGGTATAACGGAAGGAAATAGCAATGGCTGATAGCAAAAGCGGTATGAATTTACCATCGCGTACTAGCTTTGTTATTTCCGACCTTAAAACTGGCATCTCTGGCATGCGCCAAGAGACATCTCTTTTAAATCAAGAGTGGTCAAGCCTTGTTCAAAAAATGGGCACGGGCGTAACCAAATTTAATAATGTTGGCGGAAGTGGGCCTGGAGGCGGCCTAGCTTCAACTAAAGTTGCCCCAGACCCCGTCTTTAGCAATTCTAATCCTAATTCTGGAAATCTAGTCGCTGCTGGGCCTTCGGGTGGCGGTGGCGGATTTAACAATAACAATAGATCTGTTGGCGGCGGAGACGCAGGCGGCGGTTCTGGCGGTGGGGGCGGAAATCTATTCAGAAACCTCTCTGAGTTTATTAGTAATAATAAAACTGGCTCCGCACTATATGGCATGGGAACCGCACTAGGGGCGGCTCAAGCTACATCTGACATGGTTCAAGCGCAGCTATTAATGCAGCGTACCGCAGCTAACATGCCGCTTGACCCAGGCTTATCAATAAGAGATGAGTTTACTGGTTCAAGCTTTGGTGAAAAAGCTTCTCGTTACGAATACGCCCGCCGTAGTGCTACACAAATGGCAAAAATGGGCCAAGCTAACAGCAGTATGGATGCGTTTAATGCGATGACTGCTGCTCAAAGCTACGGTTTGACAGGTACTAATTACTTGCAAAACGCAAACAACCCTTCTAAGTTTGAAGGCAGTATTGCAGCACAAATAGCAAACACCTCTAATTTAACTCCAGGTATTGGCCTTGAAGGCATGACCCGTGCAGCTGGAGGAATGCAAAAAGGCCGCAATGTAAACATGCTTAAAGGTGTTGGAATAGAGATCCGCGACTCTAATGGAAACATGAAGGGCCCAGAAGAGATTATTAATGATCTTTGGAAAAAGATTTGTCGTGACTACTCTGGCGCGTACGGCTCAGGAAAAACACCATCTGAGCGTGAAATACAAATAGGTTTTCAACAAGGAAACTCTATGGACCAGCTGGTTCAGAATATGTTTGGAGACGATCCTTTAATTTATACGACTATTAAAAATGGTCTTATTTATAAAGCCAAAAGCGGTGGCGGCGCCATTACTAAAGAGGATGTAACTAAGTTTGGTATGACAACCGACGCAGTTAACACTTTTGCAATGAAACAGGCGCTTGGCACACAACAGCTTGGTTTAGTGTCTAATTTTGGAGCTGGCGCGTACAACGTCACACAAACGGGGCTTAATTTTGTAACAGGTACTCTAAACGCAACAGATGCTGCGGCTGGCCCTGGAGCAGGACCATTAAAAGTTCTTAACGGTATTGCTGCAATCATGCAAACACTTGGCGGCGCTGCTGGTGGGGCTGGTTCAAGCCTTATGAAGTTCTTAATGGGAATTCTTGGTCTTCAGGGCAAAGCAACAGGTGGACCAGTAAACGATGAACAACCATACGTTGTTGGTGAAAAAGGTCCTGAGCTATTTATTCCAAAAACTGACGGAGTAATTATTCCTAACCATTTAATGGGGACTAAAAACCGTCACGAAGGTGGCGGAGTAAAACACAGTCACAAAGGCGAAACTTTAAAAGAAGCTCAAGTTAGAGCACTTTTAAAACAAGCAGGGTTTAAAGAAGGAAAAGAGCTTGACGAGGCTGTAGCTATTGCTCGCGCTGAATCAAACTTTAGAACTAACGCTGAAGGCGATAAAGAACTTGCCCGTAAATCTGACCTTTGGGATTATAGTATTGGTCTAATGCAGATTAGAGCGTACGATGACCCAACTAAAGACCCTAAAAGAGACTCTCGTAAACTTTATGATCCTTTATTTAATGCTGAATCTGCGTACAAAATTTATAAAGGCAGCAACGACTGGAGAGCTTGGTACACTTCAGCAACTAAACTAGGGCTTAAAGGCGGAGGTTCTAGTAGCTCTTCATCATCATCTTCTTCTTCTTCTGAGTCTACAGACAGCGCAGTTTTGGATGAAAAAGGTATTGCAGCAGTTAACAAATATTTAGGTAAAGATTTTGGTGACGCCTATAAACAATATTTAAAAACTGGCAAAATTGGAGACATTAGTCTTGCAGGACTTGTTGGAGGCGGCGCTGCTGGAGCAGGCCTTGCTTCAACGCTTGGTAGCGCAATAACTAACAACTACGGCGGAGTTACATTTAATATGAACGTTCTAGGCGGGGACCCTAAAACCCTTGAAAGCACGTTTAAAAGCTGGTTTGAAAAACTTAAAACAGGAACAGGGGTTAGTGGTCAATAATGGCTATATATCTAGAAAATCAAGTTTACGACGAAAGCCCGTACACAGGAACAACCGCGTCCGCAGCAGTCAATGTAACTTTGCAAAACGAAGCTAGACGTATTGCTTTAGGCCTTCCTAAAGGTGCTTTAATTGACACGCCGTTAAATGACCGCCAATATGATACTTACGTAGAAACTTATGCAAAGCTCTTAGAAGCAGCATCCAAAGAAGTAAACACAGCTTCAGGACCTGTAACAAAATATATTGGAGTCTCACAGCCTACAGCCAATTACAAATGGAACCTGCCGCCACATAAATGGAGTTTGCCTGTAAGGCCTACAACTATGGATCCAGAATTTGTAGGAGCTAACGAATATGATTCTTTTCATGGCCTTCGTCGTGGACGTATCTGGTTTTGGGCGGGTGTACGCGACACCGCTGAATTAACTGCGGAAGGCCTTAGAAAGTTAAAAGGTGGAACAGTAGAGGGGTCTTCCGACACTGCTGCTTCTCCAGCTACTCAAGTAGATAACGATTACGCTTTTCAATTTCTTTGGAACCCTACAACTATTAGCACAAGCGTTGTACGAAACATGGAAATTACACCAAACCAAGCTGACACATTAAAAGTTGTTGCTGGTGCGTTCCCTGGCCAAGAGACTGTATCTTTAAACATAATGTTAGATAGAGTAAACGACTTTGCTTGTATCAAGGCAAGCTCAGGAGCGAACTCTGTTGTAAAAAATATAAATCCTGATGATCCAGCGTCTTTTACACCTGTTCAAGAGCTTCTTAGTAACAACTATACTGGGTTTTCTTCGTATTACACTGGTAATAGTTACCCTGTGCAGTCAAATGAAAAAACTATTGAAGAAAAAATATCTGATTTAATGAATCAAGGCACAATGGCTGATTTAGAGTATTTGTTTAAAGCAATTAACGGCGGTTACGCGTGGAAAAACCTTTTAGGTAAGAAAACTGCAAACATTGGTTTCCTCATGCCAACCCTAATGGGTATTCAACTTGGACCAACTCTTGATAGTTTAAACTATGTTGGTTGGGTTACAAATATTGGCATCAACCATACAGATTTTACTGAAAACATGATCCCAATCAGAACAACAGTTTCATTAAGTATTGAATGTTTCTCTGGCTCAGGAAATGAGGCATCGTAACTCATGTCTATTTATAAAGGCTCTCGCTATGAGTATTCAACAATTGATTATGTGGCAACCAAAGCCCCTTACATAGAAAAACCACTTGTTCTGTACTCTTTCTCTAACTTAGGTTTAGTTAACTTTTGGGAACATGTTTATGTGCAAGGGGAACGCCTAGACCAAATCTCTTATAAGTATTATAAGCGGCCTGAGTACTGGTGGATAATTCCAGAATACAACCCGTATATTGAAGACATTAATAATATAACGCCAGGTACTGTGCTACGGATACCTAATGTTTAAATTTATATCTATTGAGTTTCCAGACGCTAAAGTGTCCCCAAAAACAATTTACAGAGCAACTATTACTCAAAAACGGTACCACCACGAAATTGCGGTAATTGAGTTTAAAGATTGGGGAGCGGAATACGATTCAATATCTCCTGGGTCGCCTGTAAGAATGGTAATTTCAAGCACTGGGGTGGGTAAAAGAAACTTTTATGGTTATGTGCACCATTTAAGCGTTGATAGAACCCCAGGCAAAAACTTTACAGAAGTTACTATTGTTGGCGGGTCGTTTCCAATGAAACAAAGACGACAACGAGTATACAAAGAGACAACAGCTGACCAGATAATTAAAGAGATAGCGGCCTCTTATAATATGGCCTGTTATGCGGTTGCTTACCCTCGCGTGTTTCCTCAAGTTTCTCAAGCAGGGCTATCTGACTGGGAATTTATGGTAAATCTTGCAAAACAATGCGGATACTCTTTAAGAACAGAAAACACAGAATTGTATTTTCAACCAATTCTTGAAGACTATACTAAATACAGAACAGAAGCACCTAAATTTGTATTACGATCAGCGTCACACCCAGACGGGTCTAGCCTGTATTCGTTTACTCCAACAATAAGTGAGTCTATGCCATACGCGGAAGGCACAAAAGCAGCCATTGCAGTATCTGGCGTTGATGTTTTAAGCCAAGTTCCAATGTCTGTAACTCAGCAAGTTAGAAATAAAACAACTAGAACTAAAAAACAAATAGAATTCTTTGACTTGTTTGCTACAGACATCGTTGCTCAAACCCCAGAGGTAGCTAAATATGAAGCTGAAGCTGCCGAAAATAGAGCTCATTTTCCATATAGAGCAACTGCAGAGGTAATTGGCTCTCCTGAGCTTCGGCCAGATATGCCAATATATGTAGAAGGCGTTGGCGCCCCTTATTCTGGCTACTGGGTAGTGTTAGAAACAGAGCATAAAATTATTGAAAAAAATAGAAATGTTTTTCAATATACAACGGTTCTCCACCTTGGAGCAGACTCTTTAGGCTCATCTGACGTATGGACAGATAGCAAAACTGTAATTTCTCCCTCAAAGTATCCAAAAAGAACTGTAATACCAAATGTAAAGCAAACAAAAGTTAAACCTGTAACAGCGTTAAATACAAAAATAAAAGTAGGGGCTGCTACAAATAAAGGTAGTTTTGGAACTATAGAAAACAGAGCTAACGTAAATAATAATGCCAGAGCAGGTGTTCCTAGTACTTGGGCTACCCTTACAAAATCATTAGATATATTAATACCTGTAGTTAAAAAACCTGTGGCTATTGTAAACAGGTTATCTATAAAAAGAATGGAGGGATAATGGAAAAGCACTATGGGTTATATTTAGGGTTTTGCGTAGACAATCTTGACCCAGATAACAGAAACCGTATAACACTTAGAGTTCCTCAACTATTTGGAGAGACCGCGGTCACTACCTGGGCTTTGCCATGCTCTCCTGTGACCTCTAACGCAAATCACCCTGACCATCAAGAACACACCGCTGCTCAAATAGCTGCTTTGCTAACCACAACGGCAACCACCGCAGCTGACCCACAAGGCGGCTCAGTTACTATACCCGCGCTTACGGTGGTAGCAAAAGCAGGAGCAACAACCCTTAAACACCCTAAAAAAACAGCTGCAGATACTAACGAGCGTTGGAACGACCCTCAAGAAACAAATACCACAGCAGAGCACACCCCCCACAGAATAGTTCCAAAAATCAACCAACCTGTGTGGGTTATGTTTGTTGCGGGAGATGCTAATTTTCCAGTATGGATGGGAGTTTTAAATGACTAGTAAAGCGATAGCGCTTCCATTTTCAATTAATGAGGTTGGCGGAATTAATTACGCAACAACTGAAGCCAAGATTTGGCAAGATCGTGTACTTATTGTTGTAATGACTAACTTGAACGAGCGAGTTATGAACCCAACTTTTGGAGGCAACGTTAGCCTGTCCCTCTTCCAAAACATAAATGACGCTATGACTGTGATCCAACAATCAATTTCTTTGGCGTTTAGTCGCTGGCTTTCGCCGCTAACTTTAATATCTGTAAGCGGATACATAGATCCCATTGAGGCCAGATTAGTGTTAGAAGTTAATTATAAACTTCGTGATACTGACAATGGGCAGAGTGTAACGATAAAAACTGCTATCCTAAGTAGGGCTGGCGATGTGCTGTTGGAGGTAAAAAATGACTGATGTTAACTACGTACCGCAAATAGATTACACTTCTAAAGATTATACTTCTATTAAAGAAGATCTGATAGATCTTATCCCCTCTTTTGTTCCTTCATGGACTAACAGAGACCCTGCAGACTTTGGTATGGCTTTAATTGAGCTGTTCTCGTATATGGGCGACATTCTTAACTATTATATCGACCGATCTGCAAACGAAGCGTTTATTGGAACAGCTAGCCAGCGTGATAGCGTCCTTCAGATCTCTCGTCTTTTAGGGTACAACCCAACTGCAGCGACCGCAGCTACAGTTACTTTAACTTTTTATAACTCATCTGCTAGTACCATAACTGTGCCTGTAAAAACTCAAGTAGCTACGACCCCATCTTCAAATGGGTCGTTAACTCAAATTATTTTTGAAACTAACAGTCAAGTGGTTGTACCTGCAAAGGTTGGAACAGTTGATGGCAGCATTACAGTGGCAGCTACTCAAGGCTATACAGTGACCTCTGAAGAAGTTGGAACCTCTACTGGAATTATTAATCAAGTCTGGAAACTTCAAACATCTCCTTTGATTACGGGATCAATTTCTGTGGTAATTGGTAGTAAAAACTTTAGCGAAGTTCCTTATTTAATTGATTACAATAATTACGACCCTGTATTTTCTGTATATACAAACGCAGCTGGGTCTTCTTTTATTCTGTTTGGCGATAACATTAGCGGAATTGTTCCAGACCCAGGCGCGTTAATCTATGCCACTTACCGTGTTGGCGGAGGCGTTGCTGGAAACGTAGCTGTTGGGGCAATTACCTCTATTCTTAATAACACCTATGCTGGTTTAAGAGTTAACAACTTAACCGCAGCAAGCGGGGGTTCAGAAGAAGAAACAACAGATTCAATTAGAGTGAATGCTCCATTAAGTTTAAAAGCTTTAAACAGGGCGGTCTCTTTAGCTGACTATTCAGCTTTAGCCACAGCTGCGGGCGTTGCTAAAGCAAACGCTGTTGCTGATGTATACACAAGCGTAACTATCTATTACGCCCCTTCTGCAGGAGACTTGGGAGTAGACGTTGACGGCGTTACCCCATCTACCGTGTTTAATAACCTTAAAACTACTCTTACTTCATTTTTGACTGGAAAAGTGCCAGCAAACACAACAATAACTTTCCAGCCACCAACTTACGTAGCTACTAACATAACTGCAACAATTACAGTACTCCCGCAGTATAGAAAAACACTAGTAGATACTGCGGTAACTGCAGTTTTAACTGAACTATTAGCTTTTGATAACGTAGGTTTCCGAGACACAATTACGTTAACTGATGTTATAAGCGCTGCAACGTCTATTGAAGGAGTGGCTTTTATACAAGTTGAAAAACTTGTAAGAAACGACGCCGATCTAACATACACAATCTCTAATAAAGCAGCGTCTGGTACCGTGGCTACGCTAACTACTAGTGCTACACACGCTTTAACTCAAGGAAGTACCGTAAAAGTTACTGGCGTTGACAGTACGTTTAATGGCACGTTTGTTGTTAAATCGGTAACTTCTACAACGTTTACCTACGATTTAATTTCCGCAGTAGTTAGCAGCGTAGCTGCTTCAGGTGCCGTTACTAAACTAGTTACCGCTTCAGTAGTTTGCGCGCCCAATGAAATCCCAAAGCTTGGAACTTTATCTTTGACGTTCAATGGGGGAATTAATAACTAATGGCTCGGTACGGTATAAATTATTACGGCCTCTCTACGTATGGTACTGAGACCGCTGTTGCGTATGCCGCAAATAACTTTACCGCTACTTCAGGGGCTATTGGCTCTCTAATAGGAGTTACATCACCGTACGGATCAATTACACTTAATTGGAATAGTCCTACAGGTAACTGGTCAAAGATAAAATTAGTACGCAACTCTTATGGATTTCCAGTAAGTGAGGTAGATGGCACACAATTAGATATTAAAAATAATAGTACGTTTGAGGCGTACAAAGAAAATGACCCTGGCACCTTTACTGACGAAAACCTTGCTAAAAATGCTTTTTATTATTATTCTTTATTTGTTTTTGAACGAATTAACTATAAATGGCTTCGAGTAGGAAATGCTATTGGCCTTTCTGTTGAAGACTACGGCTATGCCGACAACCTGTACAACTTTTTGCCAGAAATTTATAAGATTTCTAATTTAAATGAAGTGGCTGGCGAATCTAGTAACCAAACCCTTTACAATTTCTTGTCTATTTTTGGGTTTGAGTTAAATAAATACCACACATTAACTAATTTATTAATTAACAGGCACGACACCTCTAAATTAAATGGATTACTTTTGCCATCTTTACTACAACAGTTTGGCCTTCAATACGAGCCAGAAATAGGATATCAACATGCTCGTATTTTGGCCCGTGATGTTGGTCAGCTGTACAAGTCAAAAGGCACAGTTGATGGATTAAGAGAGTTTTTAAAAGCGTTTACTGGGTGGGCTGTCCCTACCGTTGCTAATGTACCTAACCCAACAATCAATGGAATAACTGTTAGTAAAAACTTAATGCTTGATTACAACGACTCATCTTTTGAAGAGTCTGTAGGCCATTGGGCAAGCAGCGGATCAGCAAACTTATACTGCCTTAAAGTTAAAGAAGTTAGAACAGTTGCTTTAGCTAGTAACGTGGCAACTCTTGACATAGGAGCCCACCAATACAACGTTGGAAATTATATTTTTGTTTCTGGGAGCTCTTTGCCTTTGTTTAACCAAAGTACTGCAGTTGCAATTACCGCAGTTACCGCAACTACAGTTTCCTTTTCGTTAACTGGCTCAAACCTTGCCTCTATGAACGCTTGGAACACCTCAACTGAAAGTTATCCACAAGTTTCTCCGTCACCCGCCCCTTGGGATGAACCAACAACTCCAGTTTTATATCCAAATAAACAACTTGGAATTATGGCTGTTAAAAACTCAAGTGTGACGGCAGGAACTGTAACTTTAGCTTGTGGGGCAAGCGCCTCTATTATTAAAGGCATCCCTGTTACTGCGGGCACAGTCTATTCATTTAGTGTTTATACCGTTAATTCAACTACTACACGTCAAGTTACTGTAGGTATTACTTGGTATGACCGTAAGGGTGTTTCTATTTCTTCAGTTACTGGGTCGGCTACCGCTAGTGGTACAGGAGCGTTTTCTGCCCGCGCAACAGTAATTAACAAAACAGCCCCAGCTACAGCTTATTATGCTGTACCTACTATTTCTATTGCTGCCCTTGCGGGGTCAGCTAGTAATGAGTATCAGTACTTTGATTGTGCGCAATGGGAAGCTAGCGCAACAGCAACTGATTTTGATGAGGCTCGGCAACTCCATTTAACTTTAAAAGCAACACGAATTAATGAACTTTTAAATCCTCATTTTGCGTTAAGTGGTGGAAGTTTTGCCTCCCCTGTTGTAGCTCCTTGGGTTATATCTGGCTCAGCCGCCACTGTAACAATTAGTGAAACAGCTAAACAACCAGAAACTACCTCATGGCAAACGCTTTATAAAACTTTAACTTCTAGCGTAGCTAGAGTAGAAACTTTATATACAAACGATTTTAAAGTCGGCGACAAAGTGTATGTATCTGGTGTTGGCACCTCATTTGATGGAGTTCAAACAGTAACTGCCGTTGGAGAGTCTGCTTCATCTGGCGGAACAGTAACAACCTATTCTTATATAGAATATTCAGTTTCGGGCAGCCCAGCAAACGTTGCCCGCACCGCAGACGTTGACGGCGTTGTATGGCTAGCTGGTAATGTTTTAAACCTTGCAGCTACTGCATCTGGTACCGTTAATGTTAAGTCTTGGGACTCCTCAACTAGCTCTCACCTTATGCCAATTCATTACCCAGACACCTCATACACATTTAGTATCTACGCTCAAAGAGATACTAATAATGAGTCTGTTACTGTTTCTATTAAGTGGTACACCTCCGCGGCAACTCCTGTTTTAATTAGTACATCTACTAGTAGTGCTTTTACAGTTACCGCCTCTGGAAATGATTGGAATAGGCCGTATATAACCGCCGTCGCACCAACAACCGCCGCATATGCAGTGGTTAGTCTTGACTGGCAAGCGGCAAACGGTAGAACCCTTCGGTTAGATTCGGCTATGTTTGAAAACACCCCAATTGTGTCTTGGTACTTTGATGGCTCAAGCGGTTATGGGGGAGCTATTCCAGATTATGAATGGCAAGGCGCAGCAAACGGCTCTCGCAGCCATTACTACAAAAACAAGTTTGCTATCCAGGATAGAACTAGCAATGCTACGTTTAAAGACAAGTTACCGCTAGGCTCTACCGTGGCAATTTACCTATCTCAGCCAAAAACGTAACACCTGTGCTAGTGTGCGTCCTCCCTACCAAGGAGGCCACATGGACAAATATTATGTGATAGTTGCAGGAAGCGGCTCAACTAGCCGTGCAAATCTAGAAGCGCTTATGGAAGATCATTTTTACGCACATGGCGCAGACGGTGTTGTTGTTTTACCTTATGAAATAAAACCAAGTCAAGGGCAGGTATTTGCTGCTCAACTGGCTAAAGATAAAAACAAAGAG